TTTATATGTATCTTCCACGGCTACGTCCTGCGCGTCGAGGTAGACAACTACCGCGTCGGCTAGGGCGCTTGCTAGGGCGTTTACGAGATCTGCCTTATTGGCCTTTGGTTGCTCCATTTTAGTTAGATGCCTTCCCGTAAAGCTGCTGGTAGTTCTTCTGCAGGTTCCTGCGTGACAGGAGCTGCCGCGTTTTCTAGTATCTGTTGAATTTCAGGTGGAACAGGTGCGACGGAGTCAGCCTGCTGTGCGGCGGTAGCTGCCTTTGTAACCTCGGGAGCAATCGCGGCAAGCATTGCCTGCGTCATCTCCGGAGAGAGCGTGCCCTTCTCCATAAGCATGCGTATCGCAACTTCCTTCGCCTCGGGAGCGTCCGCCGAGGAGAACCCGTGTGCACGGCGCCATGTTTCAAATGAAACTGCCATGCGGTCAAATCCGGAGTCCGCATCCATCGCGCGGTCGTTGCGTGTTGCAACCTGTGATGGGTCATACCAGATAACGAGGCGCTTAACTTCCTCCTCGGTAAATCCTGACGCGATAAGCGCCGGACGGAAATACACAACCGTAAGCGCGTCGGCGATGAGAAGCATCAACGGTTCGATGTGAGCCTTATAGAGGGCTTCGTCGATCTGGAGTGCGTTCGAATACTTAACGTTTGCCAAACCTGTGACGATGTCCTTAGGAACGTCAAGTCCCTGGAGGATACGCTCTAGAACTCTATCACTGCGCTCGGCAAGTGCAGGGTCAAAAGAACGTTCAAACTTAAACTGCTTAATTTTGTCGCCAAGTTCCGCAGGTCCGCGGATGATAAGTGGAACGACCGCGCTAGCGGAGTCCTCGTCACGAATCGGAGTTGTCATCGCGTCGATGAGCTGATCCTCAAACTCGTCCGCTGCCTCCTCGGCAGTCATGCCTGGATTCAGATCGTTCTCGTCATCATATGGATAATCAGGATCTGGTGAAGCGGCAACAGAAAGTCCGTCCGGCAGGTAGAGAGCGCCCGCGTTTAGACGCGAGCGCGCTGTCGCACGAAACGTTCTGTTGAGGAGAAGAAGCTCAGAGCAGAGGTCAAGTAGACCGCGCAACGATGAATCGGATTCCTCGGAGTAGCGTGGGTGAGCTCTCCAGATGCGTCCGACGAACGCGGACTTAGGAAGACTAATCGCGGATGAAGGACCACGTGATCCGGAGCTAAGAACGTCACGGCGTGGAACGATAATGTAGTTGTTGCGGGCGTCAAGTTGCAGCTCGTCGGTCGAGCGGATGTCCCATGACTCCGCAAGTCCTGTGCCCTTGCGCTCCGGGAACTGGACGAGATAGCACTCACCGGATACGGATAAGTTTAACGCGGCGTCGCGTAAAAGCCCAGCTTGTCCGCCGTAAGCGGAGTCTAGGCGCGCAATTACGCGCTCGGCTGCCTCGGCAAGACGTGGATCTACTAGGTCACTGTTGCGAGCAGGTACCGGATTTTCCGCGGGGTTATCAACCGCAGCCGCGTAGAGACGAATTCGTGAGACGACGGATGCAACGAGGTTAAAGGCATATTTAATTTCACCGATACCGTCGTAGTATTCCCAGGCCTCTGACTGCCAGTCGGATGAACCACCGGTGCGGCGTTGCTTGAAGCGCTCAACCTCGCCCTTATCGTTCAGCGGGATAAGAGCCGCGGCGGCTGTCATAGGTCGCGGTGAAGAATACGGAAGTGATGACGCGTATGTAGCGTCGTTAAGAACCTGTGGGTTTACCTGGATCGTAGCTGGAGCGTTGCCTGCACGGCGTTGACGAGGACGGCGACCTTGCGGCGCACGCTTAGGTGTTTCGCCCTTTGAAAAAATAGGCACGCTAGTTTACTCCTCGTCGTTGGTTAACGGAACGCAGGGTCATTACTGATCCAAACGCGCAGTTATGAGTCCAGCCAGAGCTGATAGGGCGAATATACACCCAACTAGTAGGGTGATACTTGGAAATAGAGCGTATGAAAACACAACCGGGAGCGCAACCCATAGAGAGACGCACCACGAACAGGTAATGAAATAACCGACGTAGGAATCCTCAGGTGCCTTGTGGGACCACACCCACTCGCGCAACGGTGAGAATACCTCGTCAAAAACTATCGCGCGCGTAACACGGTAGACAAACAGGGTAAGGATGGTGAAGTTGAGAAGTGACATGTACTGAAGTTGAAATAGGTCTAGCTTCATTCTGTGGGGTCCTTAATCGAGTCCATGGTCCGATACGGGCTCCAGGATCGAAGTCTGCTGCCGCAGTTACAACCTTGGACGTATCGGAAGGCGATAATTTTCCCGGACTCGGTTAGAGCCTGGGAGTCAAGCTTTCGGTCTCCTGACCAGTTAAAGTTGGAGAGCCGCTCAGAAAATATAAGTCTTGGTCCGGTGTGGTGATCAGCCGCAACCATGAGTATCTTCGTACCGTCGTCTTTTTCCATGACAACAACGCGAACGCGCTCGAAATACATGTTGCCGTTTGGCACGTCCACACGGTTTGTCGTTACAGTTGTGAAGTCCTCTACGATCCTTGGCGCAACCGCAACTATTGTCGCCGGGAAGAAATCATGAACTACCTTCATTGAAGTGCCCTATCTACTCGACGTTTCATCGCGCGATAGGTAACTCCTGAGGCACGGGCTAGTTCCGATACGGTAACACCCTTGTTGTAAAGATGTCCTGCTATACTTGTTAGTTCCTGATTCGCGGTGAAAGAAGCGGACGTGCTGCTGGTGCGTGCGCGGTAGCGTCGTGCCAGCGGTGACAGTCTTGCAATACGCAACTGCTCGTCGTGAGGTATCCCAGGAGACGGAAGGCGCCTTCTTCTTGAGACTATCTTCTTCTCAGGTGGAACAGGGGTCGCGGTGATGAACTCGAACTGGGACGTTTCCTTGATAACCCAACTTCGAATAGTGCTTCTCCTTCGCGGCGGAGAAAACGCATTTCCGATGGACTGTAGGGTCCAGCCCGCGTCGGACAGGTTACGTACACGACACCACAGTTGCTCCTTGGAGAGGGTGGCAAGAAACTCCTGCTCGCTCCTAGGAAGATCGGGTGTATGCGCCATGGCATAAATGTATCATCTTTCGTCGAAGACGTGTACAACTTTGCGTCTATAAGATGATGTACAAAATCAGCAGAAGCAGTACCTTTTGGTTAAAATGGCTTGGACGTGAGAAAGGGTTACGTATGGAAAGAGACCTTCCTGAAAACGTCTCCAACATTTTTTCCAAATTCTTAGCGAGATGCAAGAAGTACCAAGATGCAAAGGACTACTTTTATTTTTTATGTGAAGTACATGTGAAGTAGATACGTGTACCTAGAGTACGTAGTAAGAAACAAGAAAGGCTGACACCTTGGTAGATGCCAGCCTTCTTGGGGTTAAATGTAGTTTATAGAACTACGCGTACGTGTGGATCTCCCTGGAAGATCTTATTAAATGTGTCAGCGTCAATCGAGTTACCAGAGTCTGGTAAACCTTTGTCCCTTTGGAACTGTTTGATAGCAGCCAAAGTTTCATCGCCTAGCCAACCATCCTTGTCAGTGTCTGCTTCCTTGTAGCCAAGCTCAAGGAGGCGACGCTGTAGGTGATGTACGGTTAGTGACTTACGTGAGTACATGTTTTTGTAGATGCAGCTAGCTAGGAGTACGTTGTCCACGTCCTCGCCGCTAACGGCTACCTTTTCTTCCCTAGCCTTTACAGGCTCAGCCTCTGGGATCTCTGCCGCAACCGCAGGTTCTTCTGCGATTACTTCTTCGACCTCAACTGCAGGCTCGGGTGTTGATTCCTCAACCACCGCAATAGGTTCTTCGACAGGAGCTGGTACCTCTGGTACCGACTCGTCAATGTCGTAGTATTCGATGTTATCTTGTTCGCTCATAGGCATAACTATATTCCTATCCTAGGCTTTTGACTTTAGAGCGGCATAGTCGTCGAACCATACTGTTACCGCAGGTTCAATAGCATCACCGTCATATGCGTCAGGGCCTAGTCCCCATGAGCCCCAGTTAGTCCCCTGGGCTGTCATGAAGTAAGCTGCCTTAGCATTTACTAGTGGGTCAAGTAGATCCGTATCCTTTAGGATACCGAACTTCTCCCGGCGTACTTCACCGAGTGACCCAATCATGTTTATCTGGAACAACCCATATGAGTTATCACCAGTGCTGGCGTTCTTGTTGTGGGATTTTGGATGTGCACGGGATTCCCGCATCACTACCGCCCACGCAGTTTTAAGAGCATGGCCCTTAAAACCAACTTCTCTTAGAAGATAAGTAAGCTGTTCGCCTGTTAACTCCTTTGATTCACGGATTACGTCAATTGGATCTACTACCTTTGGGGCAGCTTCCTTTGCCGTACTCTGTGTTGCCTCAGCGTTTGCAGCTTCACTCTTGACGAGTGTTACCGCAAATACTCCGATTGTTAGTGCCGTAATATAGGCTACGGTCGACATTGCTATTCCACGTATTGTGAGGTTTTGCAACGCTAGTTCGCCTCCTTAGGTCGGGGATGGGACGCACCGGCTAACTACTCCGATGATCTTGCTACCGCTATGCTTCTCAGTCCTGGATAGGTCTGTCCTCTACCGCTTGCATAGGGCCGGAGATAAGAAGGGTTAACAATGTTAGTCCTCCGTCACTCCGTAGTAGGCAGGGTTGCCTGGGTATAACTATACCACACTTGAAAGTAAAACGGGCACCCGAAGGCGCCCGATTACTCCTTAATCTTACTTTATAGGGATATTGAACATTCGGGCTATTCCTCGGAATAACTTGCCGTATGCATAGATACTGGCGTCGATTTCTCGTACGGCCTGTTCCCTGCGGACGGCATCCTTTCGTCCCCTACGTGTTGTCTTTTGGATAGCGGTAATAACTGGGCTATCGTGGACTAGTCCATGCAGTGGCATTATTACCACCTCCTCTCGTTCTGATAGGTTAATTATATCAGGTTTAGAGGAAGAACGGATAGACCGTATACGGGTTCTAGTACGCGTGCGCGACGGGTGTGCTATGCGTTTTGGGCTAGACATGCCATCGCTACCGCGGATAACCCTAGGGCTAGGATTAAATTGCCTCTATCCGGGGCTAGAAGGCCAGTTAGAACCGTAAAACCGGTAAGGACGGCTGATAACACAGCTGGCCACACAAGGTTTTGTAATCGTAGGATAAAACGGTCCACGATTTACTTAGCCTTTCGGGTTTTGCCCTTTAGACGATCAGACGTGTTACGGATGTCGGTTCCGCTAGCTGCGATGAGCTTGCGAGCCTTTCCGTAGGTGATGCCGAGCGCAAGTGAAACCTCAACCACGGACTTTCCGTCGGAATACATCTTGGCTGCCTGCTCTGGAGTTATTGTCGTTGTTGACATTTTGTTCCTTTCATCATTGTGTTTGTTTGTGGTGATTTGGGCAGTTTTAGGACTGCTCAAGATTTATTGGGTTTTGGCGGCTTTTTGCCGTGAGTATCACAGAGGGACTTTCCACCCCACTGGCCACGAGGTTTGACGTTATCGTCGCAGGCGGTTCCATATCCTGCGGCATCACACTTAGTACGAGGACCGCGGTGTATGTACCTGTCAACCATCGAAACGATAGCTCGCTTGATAACCGTATTGTTTACGGTGAATCCAGTTTGTTCATGACACTTCCAGCATAGGTACTCGTTGCGACGATGATTTGGGTCGCGTACCGCAGGAGTGTTCCCACAGAAATCACATGACTGAACTCTATGGTACTGGCGTGTAACATCACGGTAGTGCTCTGCACAGTAGAGGATGTCGTTAATCTCATAGACAAGAACGTCCTTTTCAGCACACATAACGCAGGTACCGCGTACGTATACGTTGTCCCGCTGATTTGTTCCGCTTGTCACGGACGAACCACTCCAAGAAGTGGTCCCTGCTTTTGGGCTGCTGCCATAGAGAACTGGCGGTCTGCCAGCTCGTCAAAGATAGCGGCAAGAAGAAGTCCTGGGAATCCGAGAGCAAAGGATCCGGTGATAAACACCATGAACCCTAGAAATGTAAGTTCAGTTAGGAATACACCTAACATTGCGATTGTCCATACACCGATAAGAACCTTAAGGGTGAAGGACACGCGACGATACCTGAATCCTTTTTGGCGAAGACCTTTTATGCTTGTCATTTTGTTCCTTTCGTCATTTCGGGGAAGTACTGGATTATCCTAACAGGATAATCCCTAAAAGTAAATTATGCTTATTTGTTTTTCTGACAGTGCTTGCAGGGATTTGTTTTTGCTCCTTGTGGTCTTTTTCCTCCACAGTACATACACACCATTTTAGTTCCCTTCCTTGAGGTCATGAACCAGTACCAGCGCCTGCGCGAAGGCTTCTGCCTTTGCCTTGTGATAACCGATTGTTTGCATCTTGTAGATGCGAGCGTTACGCTCCATCATCTGGTGATGTTCTACCTTAAGCATCAGCTGTCTCTTTAGCTCTAGCATTCTAGTTCCCTTCGTCGTTTGGCGTACAGGTTAATTATATCAGGATAATCACTAATTATCCGAGGATAAAGCAGAGTGTGACAGAGATACCTACACCGATGAATGCGCCTAAAGGTCCCATAACATCTGCGTTTTCGTCAATCCAGTCAAGTATAAACATTTGGTTCTCCAATTCGTTGTTAGGTTAATTATATCAGGATCTACCTGATTTTGAACGTACTCTTAATACCTGGGATTTTCCTGCCCGCATGGGACTTGGCCGTGATTCGACCACCCACGAAACCGGCAGGTGGTTTTATAAGGAGAGCGGTAAGGGCATGGACCAAGGCATCGACACGGTCAGGTGATTTTCCTTCACCGGGAATCCAGGCACACATCTGACTCTCTAGCTCCGCAAGAAAACCGATGTGGTGCACGCGGTTTTGCTCGTAGGCCAGGGTGATTGGCTCAGCTCGGAGAGCCTTGCCGTATTTCGAGTGGACCTCGAGCACCTTTACAGTTGGGTCAATTGTGTTTATGGCGTTGCGAACCAGCGCACCACCTTGATTTACCTCAGCTACAACCGGGCATCCCCACTTACGGGCCATGGCAACTACCTTGTTCGCCCACACGTCGGGAGAACCAAGAACCGATGCGTCCTCAAGAACCCAGCTCTGTCGTTTGTAAAGATCTCTGTCCGCGCTAGAAGCTACAACAACGATGCCGCACTCGTCACGAGGATTTTCAGCTACCGATGGGTCAACGCCGATTACACGAAGTGGAGCTCCATGAGGCATTACCGATTCACGGCACTTATCAATAAGTTCCTGGGTCCACAAGGCTCCCTCGACGTCTGAAAGCATTTCGCCGTATAGTTCCTGGGCAGCTAGGCGAGTACCTTCGTACACACCGAGGATACCTTCCATGTAAGCCTGCGAGAGGTTTCCGGTGTTGTCCATGGTTGAACCTTTTGTAATGATAACCTTACCTGGAGTTTTTTCTGATTCCTTGATGAGGTCGTAAAGAAGTGGAACTCGCTTGGGAGTTGTTGTAATCATAATTTTTGGATTTTGACCAAGACGTGTACCGATACGTAAGTTTTCAAACGCGGTAAGTCCAGCTCCATCTGGAGTCTGACGCCAGGCAGCAACCTCATCGCCCCAGGCGTGCGTGAACTGAGGACCACGAAGGGAGTCAGGCTCATCGGCCGTAAAGCACGTTGCCGTATTTCCATTTGGCCAAGTTAGTCTTCGCTTTGACGGCTCGTACAGCGGACGCTCGCTTGGTGGTGTTACGTTAATAATTCCTGATTCACCTTCAACGATAACGTCACGTACGTCAGCTGCGGTACGAGCTACCAACGCAAAACGTTTTTGCCCCTTGCTTGTGTCGGCAGCTTCCTTTCGAACCCACTCAGCAGCTGTACGAGTCTTACCGGCACCGCGACCTGCTAGGTACATCCAGATATTCCAGTCGTCACCTTCAGGTCGATGCTGCTCGGGTCTTCCCCAAAACTCCCAGTCCCACTGTAAGGCATCAGGGTCCATACCCGCAAGAACTTCAGCCCGTTGTTCCTCAGGCAGCTCTGCGATAATTTGTGCGAGGCTCTTTCCCATGTGTACTATAGTACATTAAAAAGAAATAGACTAGGTGGATGGGCACCTAGCCTATTTCTCCAGAAAGGCGTCTCAAGCGAGATGGATTGGAGTACATCCGCGAGACTCTCGATGAAGGATTATGACGGAACCTTCATCAAGTTGTTAAATTGTATCACGTCGTCATATATCCAGGATACGACACCAGCCCAGATGTACGGGGTATGGATAATAGGTTGGTACCCACCTGCGCCTCCGATAAGAATACGACCCTGTGAATATTTGTTTGCGATTCGCGCGACTGTCTGCGACGCATACTTATAACCAGGATAATCAAACTGAAGTGTAGCTAGCGGGTCTGTCTTGTGCCCATCAGCTCCAGCCGCAAGAAGAATGATGTCAGGTTTAACCGTATCGGCCAAATCCTCAATCTCATCTATAGCCTTCATAAACTCTTCGTCTCCTGAGTACTCAGGCAAAGCCCAGTTGTAGACTCCCTGCTCTGGCTTATGCCCATCGCGACCGGTACCGGGAAATACCGTACCGTCGTGAATTGAACATGTCACAATCTCCGGGAAATCGCGTAGAAGATTTTCTACACCATCTCCGTGATGTGCGTCCCAGTCGATGTACATAACCTTGTACCCATTAGCCGCAAACTCGCGTGCAGCCCAAGCCATGTCGTTAAACACGCAGAAACCAGACGAGTGCTCGTACTGCGCATGGTGCTTAGCTCCCTGAGGATTAAACGCAACCTTGGCTTCTCCTGAAAGAATCTTTTCTGCAAGACGAACAGTTCCTGCAAACATCTCTAGGGCAACACGTCCCTTGTGCTTGTCATCCGGATGCCACTCGCCGGAGTGACCTGCGTCAAGAACTCGTGAAATGTATTCACGGTCATGAACGAGTTGAAGGTGAGCCTTATCCATAACATCCGCATCAGGCTTGACAACCTCTACATCGTAGTCTTCCTTAAGAATGTTTAGTGCAAACTGCGCACGTATAGGATTAGTAGGATGTGAGCCATCTCCGTTTCCCAACTTCCAATCAAGATAGATGTCATCGTAAGCTACATGAAGCTTACTCATTTATCTCGTCCATAGATAGAAGATGATGTTCAAAGTCTCTGTTGCACAAAATGTAATCGGTACGCTTCTCTCGCATAAGAGAAATTGCGTCCTTAGCAGAGTAGCCTTCCTTCATGAGAACGAGAGCCGTAGTCAGCCCTGAACGATTTAGTCCAGCCTGACAGCGAATTAAAACCTTGTTACCGGACTTCCACGCAGAGTGAGCATAGTCAACTACGTTAAGTAACTTAACCCAGTCGATATGTTCGATGTCGGAATCGTAAAAACCAAAGCGTAGCTCGTCAACCAACCAGTCGGTAGGTCGTGCCCACGCATAGAGAGTTACAACGGTGTCGAACTCGTCCTTGGTAATTTCACGGGATGTTTTTGTGTCTGCCGTATAGTCAATCGTGTCGAAATCATCTGTGCCACCAGTCCATAAACCTGGAAGGATCTCGCTCCATAGAGGGAAATCCCAGCCGTTGATCTCGTGAACCGGGGCAAAACCTTTGTCAATGACCTTGGCCATTTTCGTCTCCTTTGTCTTTCGTCTTTTGAAGGAGAACGTTATTTTATTCTCCTACCATTTTTTTCCAACACTCGGGGTGAGTGCCAGAAATAAGTTGTTCGCGTATATCCAGAGATACGTCTGGAAAAGCTTCCTGTACAAGCATACCGAAGTTCCATTGAAGGAATCCAACAGCCGGTACCTCAACTGCACCTTGTTCTCCACACATACCGCAGATTGGTGTCTCTACGATGTAGGTTTCAGTATCAAGACTCATTGCGTGTCCTTTCGTCATTAGGTTAATTATATCAGGTTATTTAGCGTATTGGATACGGGTTGTAACCGGTCCATTTGTATAAACATCCCAACCGCATGCGATTTCCACTGACTTGTGCACGGCCTTTTCAGCTTCCTTTGGCTTATCACTCATCTTGTCTACTCCAAGTGCAACCATAGCTCCGAGAGCTACGTCACCACCAGAACCACCGTAATAGATGTTACGACGTTCTCTATCCCACGAGTAATCCTCAAATATCGGATATATAACTCCCCGCACGATAACAAGGAAGCTTGAGTCATGCCACGCAGCATCTCCATCATCTTTTCCGTCGTAGCCGGAAGCTACGAAGATTCGACGAAGTGCCGGGATAAACTTCTTTGTCATAAATCTATCTAACACATCGGTGTTATTTGTTTTAGGCGGAGCTGGGGGATTCCAACCAAACTGCGAGATGTTACCACCACGGCTAGCTCCGCTAACCGCAATGAGGTACGCACCGTTTTCAACAACCTTTGGGGTTGCAAGGTTCATGGCACGACCACCTTCGTCACTCGCACGCGAGTCACATCCGATGACAGCCCAGCCGTTTCCTTGAAACGCTGCAAGTGTAGTCATTGTTCCCTCTCCAGAAGACTTAGGCCAAACGCCTAGGAAAACTGTATCCTAAGCGCCTGGCGGCGTCTTAATTCACGAGGTCAATTATACCCAGTGGAACCGTAACATTTGCCGATTCGACCTTACCTGTTAGGTTGTTGACTCTTGCGAATCTACCCATAGGTGTTTCGAGTCGGACCACGACCTTCTTTTGCTTCATCGAGACGATGGTAGCCTTTTGACCCACCATGTATCGAGTTCCTGTAAGTTCGTTGAAGACGACGGTGTCTCCGATGTTATAGTCCGAGAGTGTACGTGAACCGCGTGAAGCCTTTAGGCGTTCTTCGATTGCTTCCTTGAGTTTAGTCAAGGATGCGTCGTACGTGCCAGATTTAATCTGGGCAACCAATGTCTCTGTGTCCATAGTACTATCCTTCCTTCCGGTCAGTAATACTATTATATCAGGTAGATGAAGGTTTAGGCGTCAACTTCTGCTCTAAAATAACCGATTCCGGCTTCAGCCTGAACCGTATCTTCTACCCAGGGTAGACGCTTGCGGGGAGCATCCAAAAACGAGCTGGCGTAGATAACTGCCTCTTTTTTAGCAGGTCCTAGAGACTTGAAGGCGCCATGGCGAACTTCACCGGAACCTAGGTCCTTGACCTCAACCAACCACGCTGCGTTTGGTGCCTTGCTTTTATGTAGTGTTGCTACTATCATCGTTTGTCCTTTTGTAGTGTACGGAACTGCAGTATATGTTTTTTGTAGACCTTCAGCGATTCCTTTTGACATCTTACACATGTCAGTCGGTTATCCTGAAACTTATGTAGACCTTTTGTCTTTTCACAACGAACACAGGTCTTACTCTGTGTCATCGTACATTTCCTGTCTTAGTGCTTCCTCGTACCAATCACCGCGCCAGGAGTTTGAGCCGAACGAGATATCCTCATCCATAAGTTTGTTTAAGCTAAGAACAGCCGTATGTCCTTCAGCTTCAAACATGATGATGAGCTTTGTGTCTGACTGCTCTGGGTCATCAACCAGCGCTACCTTGAAGGGTAGACCTGCCACACCGTTACGGTGATAGTCCATGTCGATGATCTGTAGTTTGTTCGGTTCAAAGCTCATTAGTCTCTCTCCCACTCCGGTCGACGTTTTGTTATCTCGCACTCTGTGGTATTGAAACCATTTCGCTTGAGCCAGTGCATAGCTACGTCCTCGTTAGAGAACTGCCCTATCCACTTCTTGTCCTTGTCATACACGTTAACGAGGTCGTATAGAGTACTCACATCAACACCGCACGGTTCTGCGGCTTGATTGTTTTGTACGCCGTACTCTTTCCTTTTGTCGTGAGATAACCATATCTTACGAGACGGAAACGTACAGCCCCGTGGGTAATCCCAAGACGTTTGGCTAAACGATACAGGGTCACACCTTCAACGGAGTGCGCGTGCCAGAGGAGAGCTGTGTATTCCTCACCAACAGCACGATGAGCCTTGTGGTCATAGCGAACCATCTGAGCCTCGGGTTGAAGTTCAAGTAGACGCTTAAGAGTTTGCTCGCTTGGCTCTACGTAAACAGGTTGACCTGCAACCTCTATCTCAACGGTAGGAAGTTCCGGGACAGGGTACTGCCCTGGGTCTCCAAGTACGGTAAGAATACTAAAAGGAGTAGCGGTAGTTTCAATCTGGCGTACTCGTTCTCTAGTAACTCCAAGAGCATCTGCGATAGACTGCAGTGTCCAACCCTTCATACGAAGAGCATAAACGTACGCGTTGCGTATTTGTTTATCCTTGATGATGTTAACAGCTACGGTAGGTACAGGAGGAAGAGTATGATTTTGACGAACCGGCACCTGCTTCTTTACACGGGGACTTTTTCTTGAGTGCATTTCTTCTCCTTAGTCTATCGCGCTCGGGTCACAGGCTGGAAGAGTGTGAGTTCTCCAGTCGATGAGAATTTGTTGAAGAACCTCTGCATATTCACTAGGAATAGTTTCGGCTACCTTCATCATCATAATAAGTGATGTGGCGATGTCTGCCTGAGAACCTAGGTGGTCCTCCTGCATCATTCCACAGTGAGAACAGAAGTCTTCGCTCACGCTGGGACCGGAGCTGCGTTCTTGATTCGTGCCTGAAGGTCAGAGTGCATGTGGGCTAGCCCATGGAATCCGGACTCCTGGCAGAACTTCTTTTCCTTGCCAAGCGCACGGAGAATTAGTTCAACGTCTTTGTCTGTTAGTTCAATGTTCATGATTATGCTCCTAAACTTGAGATGCGTGCAGGAATTCGAAGTGCGTCTGAAACCGCGTTAACTGCTACGGAGTTATTTCCTCCGATGTGATACTCAAGAACCTCATCTGCTTCTGGGGCATCTTCGTATCGCTTCCAATCATAGATTGTTGCGATGGTTCCATCCTCGAATTGGATTCCCCACTCGACGGTAACTTTGTCTCCTGGGTAATAAAATGTTGGTTCACCGAATACGGCGCTGATATCACGAAGGGTTGTTGTGACGTATCCCTGAAGTGAAGTTCCTGCTGTGAGCATTCCAGCTACTGATGTGTGCATCTTGTGTCCTTTCGTCGTTGTTAAGATAATTATATCATACATCTACTAAGAAGTACACCACTGAAGGTAACCCTCTGGGGAGGAGGGTTACCCGCAACTGGGGAGTTAGTTTGAGTATTTAGTCTTACTTACATACTCTGAGGTGAGGGGTGTAATGGAGCCCATGTAGTAGTCTGTTTCTTCTGTAAGATTATGAAGGATAAGACCTGTGTATGATGTGTATGAGGTGAAGTGGTAGTGGGTACCGTTATCATCATAATGATTTATTGGGTACATTTCATCTGTTTTAGGGTCTACATCTAGGGTCTTTGAGAACTCGATGAGATCTTCATCATTTTCATCAACTAGGTAGTAGGTGTTGTCTGGAGTTCTAACTATTAGTAACTCTGCATCTTGACCGTTGTTTCCTGCAGCCACTATAACTGTTCTTGCTGGGAGTGAAGGATAAACTGAATCTTCATCTTTTTCTGCAACTGAGATGAAGTGTTTATAGTCTACTGGAGATAGATCTTTAACTTCTTTTGTAAAGAAAGTGTGGAGGACTTCTTGGGTGTTGTTGTTCTTCATTTTAGGTTCCAATCATTAGTGGTTAATAAGATAATTGTATCATACTTCTATTATAAAGTAAACCAGGTTTAATTATAAAAAATAAACATAGTTAAATTAAAATGAAGCTGGCCGCGGATTGGAGTACGCGACCAGCTTCAAGGATGTGGACCGACACGTTCGCTCACGTAGGACTGAGTCGCGCCTCACTTTTTGCGCAGTACCGCATGTGGGTTGTGCTATGCGGTTTTACTCCGAACCTCACTACGACCTATTGCTAGTTTGTCTTTTGCTAAGTCACGCTACCTATCAGTAACTGTCAGCATATCGGGATTAGTTTCCCCATGGGATACCCTTACGCTCC